AGCTGCTACTAAACCTTCTGCTACTGCTGATGTAGCTCTTGCTTTGTCTGCTGTGTCATAATCAAGGCTTGTTGTTAAATCTGGTACTGAGTATGTTATAAGAAGTTTTGGTGAGTCACCAGTACTACCAATACCTACTGATACACTTTCACCATAGTTTAATGCTGCGGTAACGTTTATGTGTGTAGTCTTTGGTGTACTCGCATCGACTGCTGTAGACATCTCAACAATTTTATTCTTGTTTAATACATAAGTAGTATTCTCAATAGTCTTCATCTCTATATCACCGTTAGGTAAATAGAATTGACCGACTGTAGATGTTAATAATAATGTACTACCTTTGTAACAGTCTATGTAACCGTTGTTTGTATTAAGTATAATTCTAAATAGTTGACCATCTTTTGTATACTCATGGTATTTCATTTTGTCTGCTGTGTAAAATGCAGTTTGTAGATACTCTTTATATACTAACGACGGTCTACGTGTTAATTTTTGTACTGGGTCAGACCTTAAATTCACTTGTAACTCTGCTTGACCGTCTGCTCTATTTCTTGGTGCTAATGTACTAATACCATGAATAGGTGTTTTATAAGTACCTTCTATACGCATGTTTGTTCCTTAACTGTAACTGTTAGGATGTAATGAGCTTCGACGTTGGTATGGTGTTACACCACCACGTGCTCTTGAGATACGTGTATTATTAAATACATTTACTCGTGCTGAGTCTAAATCTTCTTCATCTACATCTATTTTTGATATACCTGCTAACCGTTGATATTTTTCCTCTTTGTTTGCGTCTTCAATCTCATCACTGATAAATTGAGCACAAGCTAAATAGGCTGCATATTCTTGGATACACGCTGGCATGTCTTCCCATTCTAAAGACCGTACTGTTTTAATGGCACATACATTGGCATCAATGATAAACGTTTGTGTTTGAGTGTTATACACTTTTCTACCTCGTTTAACTAAACTTACATCGTCCGATACAAACTTAGTGATTGCTTCTGGTATACGTACTTCACCTAAACTATTAGGTTGGTAGATAACATTGTAATCTTGGTTGAACCACCAACCACGTTTTTGTACACTTTTACGCAACCTATTAAGGCAAGCGCGAGCGTTAGCAACGTCTGGGTGTGCAACATTTAAGCTGTTTACTGGACTAGAACCAATGGCTCGTAAGAGCATTTGTACTGCTTCTAATTCATTCATATTCTTTAATTTCCTTTGCAAAGAAAACAGATATATGAAACAGAATTGTTCATATATCTAAGTGTTTAATAGTACCACTTATAAAAGACCCTCATTGAAGGTCTTCTAAAGTTTTACTTATGCTACTGTTGAGCTGAAGATACCTGCGGCCATTTCGGCACGGTTAGGAGTTACAGCAAATGACAAGTAAGAATCAATGAACCATTGCATTTCTTTCTTATCGAAGTATACATCTGAAGTTAACGGGATAGTTTCACCAGCTAACAATGCTTTAGGCATTAACAAACATACAACACATTTCTGGTCGTTTGCAGTTACGTCATACGCATTACCGTTACCAGCATTTGATAGGAAGTGAGTTGCACCAACATCACCAGCTTTAGGGAAACGGTTAGTTTTCTGGATGCGAACACCACAAGATTCTAATACATCACCTTTAGCGTAATCACCGTTCATTGAACTGAAATCACGTGAGATAAGTTTGCTGTTACGTAGTAAAGCATAGTACTGAGCTGGACGTACTAGAAGTACCGCTTCAGAAATCTCAACATCTTTCTCTTCAACTTTCTGACATAAATCTTGGATTGCAAGTTCTAATAAATCAGGGTCTAACTCATCACCAGCACCAGCTAGTACTTGTACAGTACCGCCTTGGAAACCTTCTGGAGCAGTACGGATAATGTTGGTAGGAGTTGAACCTTCCCAACCACCGAATAAGCTACCATCTGGAGTTTTGTTAGTTACTTGACATGCTTTGATGCCTTGAACCAAGAAAGACTCATCGAAGAATTTACCGATTTCTTTACCATGCTCAACACCGATTTCTTTACGAGTATCAATGTGTGATAAGAATGCGTCTAAAACGAATTCGTTAGTACGAGCTAAAACGATAGTATCTACTTTGATAGAGATGTTATCGAATGTAGGTGAATTATCAGTAGGACGGATTCCACGTGCTACTTTCTGTAAAGAACTAGAACCAACACGGTCGTTAGTAATGGTATCTGTACCACGAACAGTCTTGAATTTGAAGAACTGACGCATGAATGAATCTTTAAGGATTCGATGTTCTACTTCACCACCGTATTGCTCGATGTAAAGTGGGTTTACGTTACCTGAATCTACACCACCTTGGTGACCTGAACGTACTTGATCTGCTGCTACTGCTTGGCCAATAATTGACATATAATATTATTCCTAAATTAGTTTAGTTACCGCGTTTAAGTGATTTTGAACGTCGGTTGTTTAATGATGCAATTTCTGGACTAGTATCGTAGTCATGACCTTCATTCATCAATTTACGTAATTGACGGTCATATCCTGCTTTGTCTAATGGCTTGCCACCATACTCGGATGCCGTGTCATCAGCTACTAATAATTTAGCAGGTGTGGATACGAACGAGTCTGATTGTTTGAAACTTTGTACTAATGAATTAACAGCTAATTCTGCTGCCTTTCCACCTTGGGCTAATAATTTATTAATATCACCACGGTCTGCGGTTGACATATTATCTTTGGCCCATGTAGCTAATTCTTTGAATGTATCTGAACCTGTTTGCTCAGTCATACCTTCAAATGCTTTCTCTACTTGTGTAAATATTTTACTGTCGGCTGCTTTAGAAGCAGTTACATTTGATTGATGTAAGTTAGTTAGTTTATCTTTAATTAAACCAGCTACACCTTCACCATGTTTCTCTACTAGAGCTTTTAAGATTTCTGGTGTGACTTCACCATTATTCTCTGTTACTATTGCCGCTACATCGGCTGGTACTAGACCTGCATCTGTTAAGAATGAACGAACTTGTTCCGCTGCTGATGAATCGAACTTAGGGGCGTTTGTGACTACTTCAGTCTCATCTAACACCGCTGGTTCATCTTCACTTGTAGTTTCTTCTGTGGGTTCTTCTTTTGGTTTTTCTGTAACTGGTTCTATTTCTTCTGGTATTGGGGCGACTTCAGTTGGGTTACCATTAGAGTCTAATCGTGAATCTTCTGTCCAGTTGTCGTTGGGAGAGGGTTGCTCTGTGGGAGCTGTTTCAACGGTATCTGTCATTATTCTGTTCCTGTTGCTTGGTTAACTGCACCAGCTTCCATACCTGCTGCTTGTGCTTGTTGCGCTGCTGCTGCTTGTTGGTCTGCTTGTACTTGTTTCTCATCTTTTAATAAGTCTTTGTAATCAATACCATGACCTGCACCTAACATAGTTATAAGTTTACTATAGTCAATTCGCATTGCTACTTGTTCAGGTACGTCAGCTAATTGCACTAAATCACTAAAGAATGCGCGTGTTCTATCTAACTCTGAGTTACGTGATAATGATTCTAAGCCTGTAACAATAACAGGTTCAATATCTTTTAACACTGGGTCAAATTTAGTTATTAAACGTTTTGCTAATGGTAGCTGTAAGTCTGTAGCTAACCGTGAGTATACACCACCGTAAGAGCTTTCTAACTCCTGCGCTTGCATTCGTATCTCTTCTGCTGTTACTCGTTCTGCATCACGTGTGACTGAGTTATTTAAAAGGAAAGCGGCTGCGATTCTTCGTTCTACTGTCATAAATTGATTTGTTAAGAAGTCTGCACCAGCTTGTACATTTGCTGAGTGGACATATAAATCTTCTTCACGACCATGTACGTAATCACCACTAGACGCTTCATTAATGGTTCTAACATTAGTCATACCAGTAGGGTCTACTAGTACTTTGACATCAGTCATAATGGTTGTATAATCTAATATTGCTTCAGCTAAGGTGGATAGTGTATGAAAATCACCTGAATACATTTCTACTAAACCAGTACCATAATCTTTGTTACGTGCTAGAGTCCATGTTAATGGAATCCAAGGTAACTCATCTTGTTTATAACGACCAACACTTACATGACAATAGCATAAATCTTCTAATTCTTGCCACACAACAAACTGGTCTTTACCAACTTTCTGTATTGCAGTATAGATGGTAGCTTCGCCTGTCATAGTCATACCTGCTTCCATAGC